CCGTACCGGTACGGCGTCGTGGCCGAAGACGAGGCGCGCGAGGTGTTGCGCGAGGTGCTGACGTACCAGGACGAGGTTACGACCTCGGTGTTCGGCGCGTGGTGGGTGATGGCTCTGCTCAAGGGTCAGTACCAGGCGTCGCAGTTCCCGTTCATGTCGATCGAGGCACCCTCGGAGTCGGGCAAGTCCACGGGCTTCTTCGCGATGATGGTGGCGCTGGCAGGCAACACGAACGGGCACGGCCGGTACACCGCACCCGCATTCCGCGACGCGCTGGCCGGGCACCGTAACGGTGTCACCTGGCTCGACGACATGACCGAGATCACCGACCTGCAGGACACCATCCGGCAGCTCACGGCCGAAGGTCACACCAGCAAGAAAGGTACCGACCGGCGCGAAACCGAAACGGTGCAGCTCCTGTGCCCGCTGGTGATTTCGGGCGAGGGCCTCGGGTCTGTGATGTCCGAGAAGGCGATGCGCGATCGGGCCATCAACCTGGAGGTCACGAGCCCGAAGGGACGACGGTCGCTCAAGAACCCGGAACGTCCGCAGTGGGACGACATCCAGGCGATGTTGGCCCGATTCGGCGGCAAGCCGGACGGCTTGACGGCGGTGGCGGGTACGGTGGTCAGCATGGTCATGCGCCACGCCCCCCTGTTGAGCAACCTGGCGTCGCTGCGTACGTCGTCCGGTCGGCACGGCGACAAGATGGCTATCGTCCGCATGGGCGCTCGAATCCTTGCGGCGGTAACGGGCGATGAGTCGCACGTTGAGCGAGTCGATGCCTGGGTGTCCGGTCAGAAGGACGAGGGGAACGTCAACTACGCCATCAGCGAGATCATTCCGTGGTACCTGCGGTACAAGATGATGCCGGAATCCGCCAGCGGCCACCAGGCCGCGTACTGGGACGTTAAGGCGCAAACCGTGTGGGTTTCGCCGTCTCGTCTGGCGGACGAATGGCGCGGTCGAAACGGCTTGTCGGCCCGAGAGAAGCAGCTTGGTTCCGAGGACGCGATTCGCGCAGAACTCAAGGCCAACGGTATCGACACGTCGGGTAAGGCCAAGCACGTGGATCGCGTCAACGGCCGCAAAGCCAAGTACGTCGCGATCGAGGGCGGGTTGGCCGTGTTCATCATGGACAAGGCCGAGCACACCCTTGACGAAATCGACGAGGTCATCCGGGAAGCAATCGACAAGGTGTCAGCCGACACCTGACGCGTGCCGCGCACGCCACGAGCCCCCGCCACCGCCCGCTCGGTGTGCGGGGGCTCACGCGTATCCGGCAGGGGGTACTTGCGTGACGGACAAGGGTAACGGCCGGGACCGTTACCCCCTGCGTTACCCCTGCAAGGTTGCAGGTTGTTAGTGACGACACGATTACTACGAGCAAGAGGGTAACGGCGCAGTCAACCCAGGGGTAACGGCTCCGAGACCCCCCATCGTTACCTATATCGTTACCTTGTGAGAGACGCAAATTACCGCATAGTAATACCCTCTGACCGGCTACGGAACAATTAGCACATACATTTCTAATAAGAAGGGTAACGAGGGTAACGCCCCCGGAGGGGTGCGACACACCTCGTGCGGGCGCGCGTGCGCGCGTGCGCGCGTTGCTCAGCCGCGCACCCCGGGCGCCGTTACCCCCCTCTCTTAGGCATGGTAGGATGATTATGGCACAACAGAAACGAGGTCTCGATGGCGCTTACGTTCTCCGGCCGGAAACTAAGGTCGGTGCGTGAAAGACTGGGCTTGAGTCAGGAGCAGCTCGCTGCGAAGCTGGACACGAGGCCAACCAACGTGAGTAAGTGGGAAAACGACAAGTCGGCGCCGAACGGGGTCAATATGGTGCTCCTGCTTCGTGCGCTCGGGTGTGAACTGGAGGAGATCGTAACCCGTGTCCCCTAACAATCGACCTACGGCAGCCGAACGCCAGCAAGTGCGCGCGCTGGCCGTGAACGCCGCAGCTCTGCTGACGTTGGTAGACAAGACCGACGAAGCTCCGATCGTGGCCGGAACTTTCGATAACCCGACTGCCACGCTGCCGGAAACAGATAACTACGCCCAGCTTCGCAAGAACACCATGCGCCTGATGGAGTTCATCGAAACGGGGCGGTGGCCGGAGTGAACATCGAGGTATACGGCCCCACGCACTGGGACCTGACCAAGTTCCACGAAGACCCTCGACGCTCAATCCTGCTGCAGTGGATGCGAGCCAACGACATCGAACCCGAGAACACGCCGGTCGAGCAGATCATCACCGTAGCAGGCAACCCTCGAACGATCCGGTACACCGCGTACGTCACCAACGATGCCGGACAGAAAATCGTCGTTGGCAACTCGCCCGTGTTCGAGGCGCGCGTGACTCCTCTCAAGGTCGCCGTCCCCGACCGGCTGATGCCCCCCGGGGGTGATGACGATGGTCGGACCTGAGGACGAGACGCAGCCCGTCCAGCGAGTCTCACCCGGCGATACCCAGGAAATTCCCCAGCAGAGGCCAGAGAAGGGCCACGGGAGCGCCTGGGAGCCCGCCCCCGGTACTCGTGCCCGGCACAGGGGCTCTAGGCGCTCCGTGGCCCCGTCCCGGCCCGGCGCGGGGTATGCCTGGCCACTGCGGTGCCTGCGCCGTGCGGCGGCTGCACCGGGGGCGGTGGCGCGTGCTCTGGCCGACCGGTGGGACGATATTTGGCCACCGATGGTCGGAATCTTCTTCGGGTGCCTCGCTGGCGGGTCCGCGCTAGTGCTCATCTTCACTGTCGCGTTCCGGTACTTCTGGTGACGCTTGCCCCCGGCTGACGCCGGGGGCTTTCAACTGTCGGTGTACTTGACCAATACGCAAGCCGCATGATATAATAGAACCCTGCAAGCAACGACGGGAAGGTTTTCGATGGTTTTCGAAGCGGCGATGGCTCAGCTCGAACTGACGCCTCGTCCCCAGCAGACGAAGCTGGTTGACTTCGCTCGTGCAGCGGTTGACGTCAGCTCCATCAAGTTCGTTCAGGCGGGCACCGGTACGGGTAAGTCGTACGCCCTGCTGACCACCGCTCTGGAGGCCGCGCAGCTCAATGGTCGGCCTACGGTCGTGGTCTGCCCCAACAACAGCCTGATTGACCAGTACGTTCACAAGGACGCGCCGACCATCCAGGCCGTGGCCGGTGGCAAGTTCGTCCACATCAAGGGGCGCAGCCGCTACCTGTGCGCCAACGCTCGTGCGTTCGAGCGGCTGCCGGAGCGCACCGCCCGGCAGGAGTACCGGTCGCTGATCCTCAAGGGGTCGCTGGAGTGGGCCGAACTTGGTCTCGACTACACCTACGCCTGCCCTGGTTCGCCCGACTGCGACCGATCGTCGGCTGTTGACGACTCGTTCTGCCCCAAGCACGGACCCGCGTACAACGCCGACCCCGACGCCGAGTGCGCGTGCGACTACGTTTGCGGTGCGTACGAGGCGAAGCGTCGCGCGCAGGACGCCGACGTCATCGTCACCAACGGCCACGTGCTCGTGTGGGACCACCTCGTTCGCGGGTTCACGGGCGGTGCGGCGGCTCTGCTGCCGGACGCTGGTGCTGTGTTCGTCGACGAGTGCCACGAGCTGGAAGACATCGGCCGTGACTGCCTCAGCGACGAGATCAAGTCGGGCAGCAAGGTCTACGACGCCGTGACCGGTCTGCGTGACTGGGTCGAGCGCGCCACCGCCCGCATGCTCAAGGTGGGTCAGACCGAGGCCCTGCTCAATCGCGACGTCGAGCTGATGGAACTCGCCGCGCAGGCCAAGGAGGAGGCCGACGAGCTGGCGCGAATGGCCGACGCCGCTGGTGTCGAGCCCGACCTCGCCAAGTCGTACCGGCGCGAGGAAGCGCGGTTGCGTCGCCTAGTGGACTTCGTGGCCGAGGATGACGACTTCATCTCGATCATCGAGCTGGACAGCTACACCAACCCGCACGACGACCCTCAGCCGACCCTCAAGCGCCGATGCGTCAACGCCGCGCCCGTGTTCAGTCAGATTCTGGGCAAGCAGTCGTCCGTGCTGGTGTCGGGCACTATCCCGAACACCACCCCCCGGCGTCTCGGGTTCAAGGCTACGGTCGAGAACGTCGGTCATCCGTTCGACTACTCCAAGTCGACGCTGGCCATCAGCCCGCACAGCCCCAAGGACCGTGCGCACTTCATGCCTCGCGTCACCCAGGTTGCGCAGGCGATTAACTCCACGAACGGCGGCACCCTGGTGCTGTTCACGTCGTGGTCGGATGTCGAAACCGTCGTGCCGCTGCTAGTCTCGAAGCTCGACCCGCAGATCGCCGACCGCGTCTACATCCAAAGCAAGGACGACCCGGCCAGCCTCAAGCAGGACGTGCAGGACTTCCGCGCGGACGGCAACGCGGTGTTGATCGGCGTCCGCTCGCTGTTCACCGGTCTTGACATCCCGGGCAACGCCCTGCGGCAGGTCATCATCTGGAAGCTGCCGTACGCCGTGCCGACGCTGGAGTGGAAGGCCATAGAACGAATTCACGGCAAGCAGTGCTACTTCGACGGTATGCTGACCGTGCTCACCCAGGGCATCGGTCGCCTCGTCCGCACGCAGACCGACAGTGGCAGGATCTTCATCGTGGACAACCGCGCCAAGGCGCAGCGGTGGCGGGCAAGCCACATGACTCGGCACATTGCCGAGTTCGCCCCCCACGTTCGGCCGAGTCAGAGGTCGTGACGACCGGCACCGCCTCGTGATACGCTGGAGCCCCCGCCATTTCCGCGCGGGGGCTTCGACGTGTTTGGAGGACCCCGTGGCCGACATGACCCCCATGGATCACGAGTTCCTGACCGGAACTATGGCTCACCTTGAGGAAGGCGCCCGGCTTGCCCGCGCGTATCTCGCTGCCAGCGATCCCGCTACCCGCCGCAATAACGTCGCCGAACTGGCGCGCAACACGGTCCAGGTCCACACCGATCTGATCAACCAGATTCAGGGCTGGCTCGACGGCGCCACCCCGCCCGGCGCGATGAACCACGAGGGTGAGTGGCCTGACGACGAAATGGCCATGGTCTAACGTGGTTCACCTCACTCAACCGGAATCCGGTTCCCCCATAACCGAGCTGGAAGGGACCACCCAGCTCGCCGTTGACCGCGCGTTCGCCTCAGCTCGCCGAGAGGCCGACCGCCAAGCAGTCACCCCCATGGAAATCACGCGTCGAAACGCCTCGGTTGTCAGCCGTCTGCGCCTGGTCAACGCCCCCATTATCGAAGCGATCGTCAACGGCTCACGCCGGGCGGTCAACCTGGGCGTTGACGACGCCGTGATCGAGGCACCCCCACCCCAGACGCCGGAGGGCGAGGCGCAAGCGGCGGCTGCCCACTTCAACCCACACGCTGACGACGCGACCGTCGACCGTCTCACCGCTGACATGAACATCAGCCGCGACGTCCGCGCGTTGACCAGCCAAGCGGGGGCGGTGGCGTCCGCAGACACGCGCGGAATCCTCGCGGTCGTAACGGACCTCAACCGAGCAGCAAACCAGCTCGTCCGTACCAAGCTTATCGACGCCTACAACCGTGGCCGTCGCTGGTACGCCAACCTGTTCCAGTACGAGCTTGAGTGGGTCACGGTGGGCGACGGCCGCGTGTGTCCGATCTGTGACCCACTCGGGGGCACAACCATCGCGTCAGCCAAGGCGTTCACCTCCGAGCGTGCCGACTTCCAAGGCGTACCCGGTCAGCCGCCCGCTCATCCCCGCTGCCGCTGTTACACGAGGGTCGTCCGGCCGTAGGGGCTTGACTCCGGCGCAAGTCCTGTGATAAACTGGACGGAGCGCACGACGACAGGAGGTGAGCCGGTGCTTCGATCCAACCGCAACCGTGGGCGACGCGGCGTCAGCAACTGGTGTTGCTGGGGTCACGAGCCTCTCAACGCGAAGTCCAACCGACGCCTCCTGTCTCGTGTTCTGCGCAGCAGGGAAAAGCGCGCTTGGCGCCGCGACCAGGAGGTGTGACCGTGGACAGCCTCAGCGAGGTGTCCGACATCGAAGTTTACACGGGCGGCGACGCCTACGGCATGACGCAGGAAGAGCCGATCGAGGCGTGCAATCCGTCGCACAAGTTCGTCGACCGCGACGCCGATGCCCTGGCCGAGATCGTTCGACTGGTCATGACCATGGACGACTTCGATGTCATCGTAATTCGGAAGGTGGGCCACTGACGTGAGCTACATCAACATCCACGAGATCGTTGACGGGGGCGAACTCGACGACGACAACAGCCTGACCGTTGCGGGCATGGTGTTCGGTGAAGCTGACCACAGCTTCAACGAGTCCGAGGATCTGGACGCGGCGGCCAAGCTCCTGCGTCTGCTGGCCGACATGGGCGACGGCGACGTGCTGATCATCCATCGGACGCTCGACTAGACCGGTTACGAGGAGTGACTTGTTTCACGCGGCGTAGCCATGGTACAATAGACATGTCGCACCGCGATGAGGTCACCTCCTTGTTGCCCGAGCCCCCGCAGCTAACCCCCTGGCTGCGGGGGCTCAAAACTGTCTGAATACTTGCGTCCGGGACAACTTGCATGGTACAATAGACGGACACAGGCCGAGCCGGTAGGTCTCGGCAGACAAGGAGGATCACCGTGGAAGGAACGTACACCTACGATGGCGTACGCTACGACCTCAGCGCTGTTTATCGGGACGCAGAAGGAAGCGTCTGGCGCGCAACCGATGTTGACGTTGACGGCGTTGTGCCGTGGATGAGCCTCATCAACGACAACACGGACCGCAGGCAGACCAGGAGTTTGCCAGATGTCGTCGAGAACTTTGGCCCGCTGATCAGGGCCGAACACAACCCGTCCACCACCCGCGTGGGTGACGTCGAGCTGCCGGAACTTCCGCCCGGCTGGATGGTTTACGTCGACACCGAGGGCTCCGGTCTCTACTCGGACGGAGACCCGATTCCCGCAGGTTCCCGAGCGGCACAGCCCGAGGCGCGCGTGAGCGTTGTGTCGGTCAGCTTCCGCCAGCCCAACCCGGACGGCACCCCCGGCGACCGCGTTGACTACGCGTGGCCGTTCGATCAGGGTCCGCTGATCGGCAAGCCGGGAACGCCCGTGAAGGACCCCGAAACCGGTGTCTGCACCTTCACGCCGATCGACAAGACGTTTCAGGCCAAGATGCTGGCCAAGTCCAGCGAGGTGCTCGGACGCAAGGTGACGCTGGCCGACGCCGCGCCGAACCTCCCCGCGACCGAGTACGCCAAGCTCATCGCGTGGATCGACCGCCGCGACTTCCTCGGCTTCCACAACAGCGTCCACGATATGCACACCTTCCGCAGTGGCTTGCGTGCGGGGGCGGGTGGCGACCCGTCGGTCCGTGACGGCGACTACGCGTGGGACCCGGACAGCGAACCCGGTATGTGGGTTCCTGGTCAGCCGCAGCGGCTCCACATGATGGAGCCGACGCTCGAACCGCTGGCGAACCCGGCCAACAACCGGCGCAGCATCTGGTGCACCATGGTCACCCAGAAGCAGCTCATCGACCCGCTGCAGCCCGCTGCTCTCAAGCCGACCGCCCGACGCCTGTGGGGCGAGGACGCGACCGAAGAGGAGGCGGAGCTTAAGGCCGAGCTTAGCAAGCAGGGCACCGGTCTGACCAAGCGGTACGACCTGCTGCCCTGGTGCGGCTCGATCGGCCGGTACGCGGCGGCTGACACCGCGCTGGGCCACCGGCTGTACGAGTACCAGCTTGAGTGCGCCGAGGCGGGCACCGGCCTGCCCCGGTTCTGGCAGCTTCACCAGGCCGAGATGGACCTGCGGACCACGCTTTACCGCATGGAGCGGCGGGGGGTGGCGTACGCCCGTGACGAGTCGTGGGCTGAGGGCGAGCGGCTGCGTGAGCTGAACCGCGAGCTGGCTGCGACGATGCCGTTCGACCCGTCCAAGGTCAGTCAGGGTAAACGGTTCTTCTTTGGCCCGCGCTGCTCGCGGGCTGGCGTCCGGCAGCACGGCGACAAGGTCTACCCGGCGTTCTGCAAGCCCGCCTGCCCCGAGTGCGGCGGCAAGAACGGCCTGGGTCTGGAGCCGACCGCCCGCACCGAAAAGCTCAAGGACCCCAAGCTGGACCTGGCCGAGGTGCGCGACCGGCTGGTACCCGAGGGCCACCCGTGGGCGGCTGAGTACCTGACGTGGACCAAGCGCCGTAACGGCATCTCGAAGTGGTACGTGGGGTGGGCTGCCCGAACCGGGCGCGACGGACGCATCCGCACCTCGTTCAAGCAGTGCAAGAACGACAAGGAGCGAGCCGGTTCCGCCGAGGGCGGCACCAAGTCGGGGCGGCTGGCCGTGGGTCGCTGGCAGGCGCAGGCGATCCCGCACGGCCACCTGATCCCGGAAGGCGCCACCCCGGTGCGGCGACTGATCGGCCAGGTTCCGGCCGGAACC